GTTGCATCCTTCTTACATTAAGTTTAGAGAGCAACTAGAAGAGTTGTTTATTCAAGAAAAAGAACTTGATCAACCAAGCTTTAAGATTGAAGACTTTGCATCATTGGAAACTGAAGGTAACTATCCTGCATTTTTTAAACTGTTAGGTTTGTAAAACTTTTTAATCTAGTAAATAAAAGGGCCCTGATTATTCAAGGCCCTTTTTTTGTTTGTCAAATTTTACTTTATAGTTGTAAACTGTTTTACCAGTTACACCAACTTCATTTGCAGCCTTTGCTACGTTGCCGTTGTGCTTTAAAAGAGCCTTTTTGATTAGGTCTTCTTTTAACTCAAGCAAAGTCATATCTTAAAAACTAAATATTTGTGGTGGTTTTGTAAGTAACTCATTGTACATCTTTACCTCATCAGGTTCAAGGAAGTTCACCATGTCAGAAATCTGTTCAATTGTAAATGTAACATCAGCGTTACCACCTTCATCATCACTACCTACTATAAGTGCATGGCCAAATAATGGTTGTGCAGGATAGAGGTCAATAAAGAATGCACCAAGGCCATCTTCAGGATTTCTAAATAGTCCGTCATCATCAACATAGATGACATCGCTCACAGGTTCTACTGTTTGAGGATAAGCCACAGTAAATGTGGTACAGTCAAGATGGTTGTAAATGTCACTGAGTTCAGGACCCAGGTCTACTACTTCAATTCTTTTGTTTTTTGCATCAATGCGTATTGCTTTCATAATTAGTTTGTTTAAGGTCCAAAATAGTGATAACCAGTTTCTGAGATGTCTTCATCATTACCTTCTGCTATATTGTAACATATACCAGCAAGTGTTGAGATAGTGTTCTTGCTCTTGTCATCCTTTTTAATAAAGTAACGGGAGGTCTGCATGTATGTGTACTCAGAAGTCTCCTCAAAGGGCTGTACGTACTTTCTGGTGGCATTTAACACGTCTTCCCAGCTGTACTCTGGATACTCTTTAAAGAACCACACAAACGCTGCTACAAGCTCTTTAGGATTTGTGCGAAACGCCAAGCTAGTACCAGACTTTTTACCAGCAGGAAAGATTTGATTGTACTCTACAATCTTGTCGTCCCACTCAGCAAGAGCAATTGGATTCTTCTTTGCGCGTTTAGCTTTGTTTAGAATGTGTTCACACTCTTTTAGAAGGTGTTCTCCTGTCAGGGTTATTTTGTATATTTCGTTTACGCCTGTGTTTTCCTTTACAAGGTGCCCAGTAGTTTCAAGACGGTATTGTTCTGTCTTGAAGTTTACATAAGATGGGTACATGTAATTGTTAAAGCTGCAATGAAGTACAAACAAACCATTAGGACTTACCTTGTTTTTGACTAGATAATCATATAAATCTTTCATGTATTTGGTTTTTACGTTACAAAAATAGGAACTTGAGGTCACATTGCGCAACCTCAAGTATCCACATTAATTATCCTGCACAAGATTCACAAGAGAGAATATCTCTGGCAAACTCTTGTGCTGCGTTTTGTCCTAGCTGGTAGTACAATGTTTTGATACCCAGTTCATGGGCTTTGAGTAAAAGAGTATTTATGTCTTTTGTAGAAGTCTGAGGATGGATCATAAGATTTAAAGACTGTCCCTGGTCAATATACTTTTGACGGCTGGACGCTTGAATAATAATTTCCATCTGAGAAATCTCCATGAAGGTTCTAAATACTAGTTTCTCATGTTCTGACAAGAATGATAAATGTTGAACACTACCTGCATTCCGCAGGATAGATTCCCATGTTTCAAAAGTGTCTTGGTCTTTGTCAATTAACAATTGCTTCAGGTAAGGGTTCTTTACAGAATGCTTAACCTTTGCGGTCTTCTTGATGTAGTAGTTGCTAGTGTAAGGTTCAATACTCTGAGATTGCTGTCCCATAATAAATGAAGAAGAAGTATTAGGAGCCACTGCTGTCAAAGTAGTATGGCGTCTACCATATCCTTTAAGCACTTCTGGTTCTCCATATAGTTCTGCCATTTCTTTTGAAGCAGCCCATGCTTGAGTCTGAATAGTTTTAAAGATCATGTTGTTTACCATCTTGGCTTCCATTGATTCAAAAGGAATCATTTTGCTTTGCAAGTAAGAGTGATAACCTGATGCTCCAATACCAATTGCTCTGTGGCGATTTGCGAATTGCAAAGCTCTTTCAATAAAAGGCTTATTAGTGTACTTCTGAATAAATTCTTCAAGCACTGCGTCAGCAATGTAAACACCAATTTTCACAGCGTCAGTATCTTTCCACTCATCAAACTTGACAAGGTTCATTCCTACTAGGTCACATACAAAAGATTCTTCTTCAGTAGAGGGAAGTAATATCTCTGTACACATGTTAGAAGAATTGATGCGGGTATTTGATTCCTTGTAAACATCAACAGTATTGTTATTTACATTATCACTAAAGAAAATGTAGGGAAAACCTGTTCTGTTTCTGCTTTCAATTACCATTGCCCACAACTCACGCTTGTCCATGTCACCAGCTTTCATTTCTTCAAGCCACTTGTCATCAACACATACTCCAAAAGGAAAGCGTTGAAGATTGTGACCTTCACCATTGATTCTCAGAAAGTCTTTAGCATCACCGTGGGTAATGTCTAAGTACGCAGCAAATTCACCACGTCTTACATTACCCTGGGATATTACGTTCTTTGTGACATCAAACATTTGCATGAAGTGCACAGCACCGTGTGTTTCACCACCTGTAGAAATAGGACTACCAGCAGGACGCAAATCACCAAAGTAACCTGATGTCCCGCCTCCAATTTTGCAAAGCATTCCTACTTCAGCATTACCTCTAATAATTGAATCAATGCTGTCACCAATGTGCGTATTGAAACAAGAAATACCAGAACCACGACTAGTACCTACATTGCTCCATACTGGTGACGGCAGGACGTAGTATCCTTTTTCAATGTAGTCTTTTACTTTGATTGCTAACTCATCATTTTTAAATGTTTTACCAACCAGGTTGGCAATAGAAGAAATTCTATCTTCTACAGATTCGTTGTTGTGAAAGTACCCTCTTCCCATAAATTCTTCACTAAGGGGTGTGTACCAGTCCATTTTTGTCGTCATGTTAAAATAAGTCTTTACTAGTTATTGATTTTTGAAATTTTGTGTAGTTGGTTCCTTGAGTATTAAAGAAGTCATTGCGTACATATCCATAGATGGCTTCTACCATCCAGTATAATTCTGCAAGTTTCTCTTGATCAATCTCAAACAACTCTTTGCCTCCAATGGCAACAAGTGATGCGTTGAACCTTGATTTGATAAACTCAATAACAGCTTCCTTAGAAATGCTATCAATCTCACCTTCTTCAAAGATCCAGTCAATAATTTTGACTTCCGCTTCAAAAGCTTTTTTACAAGCTCTGTATATTTTGTCATAAAACTCCTGACCAAACCATTCAGGATACTCTTTTTTAATCAGATTAATTACATGCATCCCTAGCTGGGCATGAATAATCTCTTCTTTCATTGTTGCTTCAATCACAGTGTCAACTTCCTTAAGCATGTTCTTCTTTTCAATAAAAGACTTTACAATTGCAAACTGACTGAACAATGATACGTTCTCAATAAACATGGAAAACAACGCCAGGTTCAACGTGTAGACCTGCTTGGCGTTTTCACCACTGTTTTTCAAGTACTTTGTCAAGTAATCAACGCGTCCTCCAATAACAGGATTCTGCAGAAGCATGTCAAACTCATTGTTTAAACCTAGTACTTCTAGCAATTTGCTGTAAGCTTCAGAGTGAACAACTTCATTTTCTGCAAAAGTGATACCTACTGAGTTAAATTCTGGTTTAGGAATGTGCTCACCAAGCTTTGACCAAAAGGTTTTTACAGATACTTCTATCTGTGAGATAGCTAACAAGGTACGCTTGATTGCTTCTTTCTCTTCTGGTGCTAATTTGTGTTTGAAGTCAAATGCGTCAGAGTCAAAATTGAACTCTTCTACATCCCAACGACTGTGTTTGATAGCATCTCTGAACTTAATAATTTCAGGATACTCATAAGGCTTGAAAGCCACTCTTTTGTCAAAGATACCCATAGCTGTTATTTGTTTTTAGGTTATTAAAATTTTATAATTAAAGTATTGGTTATTAGTGAATAGTGGCAAAAAAACCTGGCAAAGTTTATCAGCTTTCCAGGTCAGTATGAGTGGTTACATGGTTGTAACCCCACTCAATAAATATACACATTTTAGCCATCACTGCCAAATGATGCGTTGTGTATTTCAAACAAATTGCAAGAATTCATAAGAAGCAAAGGTCTTGATTTTTTTTTGAAAATCCAAGGTAAATAGTAAGTATTCTTTTGTGCTTTTGTAAAAATTGATTATATTATATATGAGAGAGGTAGGAGTATAATGTATTTTCAATAATTATTATATTCTTATAAAAAATGGATCAAAACAAGAAAGATTATCCTAGGGATCAGGTAATCAGTATTTTAAAAGAATGGGCTAGTCCTGTTCTAATTGGTATTGTTGGCATGCTTCTATGGAGGGATGTCACGGAGATGCGTTCTGATGTCAAACTATTACTTGTTCAGCAGAGTGCTGACAGAGTAAAAATTGAACAGTTAGAAACAGACATGAAAATGATAAAGGGTTATCTTTTTGTAGAATCTGATAAAAGACCAGGCTTGCCTACAGAACCTATTGCACAGTATGAAAAGCAAGTAGCTATCCTCAAAGAGGATGGCTATGAGCTTGTTCCAATCAAAGAAAAAAAGTAAAACACCATGAAAAAGTTTTTTAGAGAATTAGTTGACGACAATAACACCATTAATGAAAAAGTATTTGTAGGCTTAATTGGCCTGTTGATGCTTATTGTAACATTAGTAACTGATTTGGTAACAGGTCTACTAGGTAGAAATTTACCAATTCATGAGTTCATATTTGAAGGATTTCTTTTGCTTACACTAACATCGTTGGGTATTGCAACAGCTGGTCAAATATTTAAGAAGTCAAACAAGTCTGAAGAAAAAAAGACTAAAGAAGAGGAGTCAGATCCTGAAGTTTAATTTAATTAAAAACCAATGAGTCAAAGAGTATACTTAGCTGTAATAGCTGTACTTGTAGTTGTAATTTTTTTACAGAGATCTTGCACTGGTGGATATAAGTATCTTCCAACAAGTAAGGATAAAATTGTTTATGACACAGTCTGGAATACAGTTACCAAAATAGAATATAAGAAAGTACCACCTGTATTCAAACGTGATACAACGTATGTTGAAGGTGATACCATATTTGTAGCTGATCCAAGTTATGACAAGTTAAAATTACAATTTGACAATTTAGCAAAAAACTATGCTTCAAGAAACATATATCGTGACTCATTACTACTGGATTCTATTGGATATGTTTTAGTGTTAGATACACTTCAATACAATTCTATATCATCTAGGACGTATAAACATAATTATAAAATCCCAACAATAACAGGTTATGTTCAAGCAGAGCAACGCAGGCAGTTGTATATAGGAGGTGGAATTTCTGTAAACAAAGGTCTTGAGTTATCAAATTTACAAATGGGGCTTTTATACAAAAACAAAAAAGACCAAATATTTGGAGTACAAACAGGAGTTTCACAAGATTTAAAACCATATGTAGGCGTTTCATCATATTGGAAGATAAAATTGAAATAACATAATGGATAATTTAAGCAAGTTTATTCCCTTGTTTTTAGATGGTGGTTGGATTGTGTTGTTTATTGGAGCAGCAGGTATGATAGCAAGGTTGGCAACTAGCAAGAATCCTGATGACAAATCATTATCACAAGTTCTAAGCAACGTCTCTGCAGCAATGATAGCTTCTATGATAGCCTGGTTTATCATGGAACAATTTGCAATTGACGCAATGTGGAAGGCTATTGCTTATGGCTTAGTTGGATTAAACTCACCTGAGCTATTAGCAGGAATTATAAAACTTAGTACAAAATTTTCAGAAAATCCTTCTGAATTTATATCAAATGTAAGATCTGGTGGTTCTGCTAAACCAAAACCTAGGACCCCAAGAAAAGTGAAACCAAAACCAAGAGTAAAATGAAAAACAACACTTTAATGATCATTCTAACAGTAATCATAATTGCTATAGCTTCTTTTGGGAAGTATGTAGAAATCAGCATTACTGAGTCTGCTACAAATATTGTAGAGAAAAGATTAAACCCTGCTCCTTTATTGTCTCATAGATTTGACTACTTTGGTACAACACTAAAGGAAAACTTTACAAGTCAGAAAGTAAACTTTGAACAATTAAAAGCTAATAAAGCAGAGATTATAAAGGTTAGAGAAGAAACAACTGTAATGTGGGAAAAGTATAAACTTATTGCTGGTGAGCAAGAAAGACCTTTAGTTGAAAGCACAGATGCTAGTATGAAAGAGGTAGATGCATTTGTTGATGAATTAATTATAAAGTCTGAAACAAATCCTGCTTATGTTGACAGTATAGTAAAACAAGGAGTTTTATTTGACAAGATAGATCCTATTCTAAAAAATCTTAATGACTTAACAGACCTTCAAACAGAAGTTGGAGCAAAGCAAACTAACACAATGTTAGAATTGCTTAGAAAGTTTTCAAACTTTATGATTGGCGCTCTTTCATTAGCAATGATAATGCTAGGCTCAATCATATATTCAGCATTGAAAAAAGAAGAAGTTGTTAAACCAACAAGAGGTAGAAAGAAAACACCTGCCAAAAGAGTTCCTGCAAAAAAACCTATTGCAAAAAAACCAGTTGCTAAACCTAGAAAAACTACAAAATGAAAAAATTAATTACAATCTTGTGTTTGTTAATCAGCACATCTGTTTTTTCACAATCTAAATATTATGTGATGGTTGCACCAAATGTTGCTTTTGACACAAAGGTTAACGACACTAAAAATTTATTGGGTGCTACAGTTGAGGTAGGAAAATATTTTGGTGATATTGCTGTAGGCATTAACACTGGTTTGTTTTCATTAGATCCAGAAGATCTGTACTCAGAACTAATGATTACTGCACCAATATATGGTCCATTTTCAGTTTCAGTTGCTGGAGGATGGTTCTTTTACAAAAAAGATATTACAATGGAGTATGATATTAACTATAACTTTCCTACTATAAAAGGATACACTCCAGTATTTTCATACTCTTTACAAACTGCTTTTGGGGCATCCTATAAAGCGTTTTCAATTGGTGTAAATAAAGATTTCTAACATAAAACTTAAAAAAAAATGAACATTAAACAAGTCACATTCCCAATAACTCAGTATTTCCAAGAGCTGCATCCTAAAAAACAAATTTACATTCACCATACTGCAGGTAATGCTAGTGGTGAGGCTGTGTTTCAAGGATGGGCTGCTAATACTGAAAGAATTGCAACATGCGTATCTATTTCTGGTAAAGGAAAAAATACAGTGGATGGTCAGATTGTTCAAGGATTTAGCTCTAAGTTTTGGGCCTATCACCTTGGATTAAAACAAGATGTATTTACAAAAGCTGGTGTAAAGTATCAGAGCCTTGATAAGATTTCAATTGGTATTGAAATTTGTAACTGGGGCCAACTTACACTTAAAGATGGTAAATTCATTAACTATGTAAATAGAGAAGTGCCTGCAGACGAGGTGTGCACACTTGAAAAACCTTACAAAGGATACAAGTATTACCACAACTACACAGATGCTCAAATTGAAAGCGTAAAAGAATTATTGCTTTTATGGAAGGAAACTTACAAAATTCCCTTATCTTATAATGAAGATATTTGGGACATTACCCCAAGAGCTTTAAAAGGAGAAGCGGGTGTATTCACTCACAACTCTGTACGCAAAGACAAAGTGGACATCTATCCACACCCTAAGATGATTGAGATGCTGAAAAGCTTATCATAAAAATATTAAAAAAACTATGCTTCATAGTTCAGTTGGTTTCTTCTTCTGTTAGAAAGTCCCCCTTTTCAGGGGGATTTTCGTTTTACATCAAATCTACAAGCTCATCAGAATCAATAATCTTATACTTAAATGGATTTTTGTCAACAGCATTAATAAAGTTTAAAAGAATGGTCAGCTCTACAGCTTGAGCATAATCAATTAATTTACTCTTAGAAGATTCTTCCCATTTGATTTTATATCCATCGCCTGAGTTTAAAATTGTTAAAACAATTTCATCTCTGACATGCTCTGACCACTCTGTGTCTGAAGAACGTCTTAATACATAAATGTCTTCATCTCCAGGAACAAATATTGTGTATTCAATAGTGTCTTTTTCTGGATTTAATACAAGGTATACTTTGTTTTGTGTCATAATTTATTTAATTTTAAATAAAACTTTCTATGTGTGGATGAAAGTCTTCTTCAACGTACGTAATCTTGTACGTTTCACAAAACTCCCTGGTCTTTTGAATTAGTTCTGCCAATGAACCTTTGTTTTCAATTACAATGTTAAAGTCATAATTGTCAAGAGATGTTTCAGAAGGATGATCACCTGTGTCAGAATCTCTTTCAAGTCTTACAAGTAATCCACCTTTTTCAATAATAGCAGCAGCTTCATTTGGAAAACGTACATCTGTGACTAACCATCGCGATGTGTCTGAAAAAAAAGCAAAGGTTGCGTTTACCCAAGTCTTTGTGTGTAGACCATTCCTTATAGCGTCAGTACCTAGTTTTTGTAAAAACTCACGCACTGTCATTGGTTCAGAACGATCTTGATTAGGATGCCATGTGTTCCATTCTTCTGGAAGATATGACTTTTTAAATTCTTGGTCTTCAAACTTATGAGTAGGAATACCTGTAAGAAGTGTTGCCACATCTTTTAATTTGCTACCAAACTTTTTTACACTCCAATCTGTTCTCATAACGTTTTTGTTAGGATTTGTTAGGTAATGCTCAAGAGTTTCATTTGTCAAGTAAGGCATGCTTGTAAGCAGCCTAATAATTTCCGCAAAGGTGTCTTTTCCAGATCCAATCTTGCCTGAGATTCCAATTAGTTTTAACATTGTGTTTCTTTATTCCATGTTTTTAATCTGTTTACAAGACATGCCATTGAGATGCATATTCTGTATTTCATTTTCAAGTACCTTCTCATCAACCTTACTTTGTTGATTTTTGTTTTCTTAGACCTTACCCTTAAGTAAGCATCTTTAATTATATCTGTCATAAGTTTATAGTTTACAGTTAGTAGTGAATAGTAAACAGAGGGACGTCAATGTCCCCCTGTAACTATATCAACAATTAAAAAGAAGGTAGTTCTTCTACTTCTAATTCTTCAAGTTCATAAACAGATGGCTCTGATTCAGTAACAGATATCATTTCAGTTTCATCATCAAATGTGTGCTCAAGTCCTAGCATATTTGCAAAAACTTCATGCACTGCAGTTTGATCATCCATCCATGTGGACGGGTGTGAATCTTTTAGAGATAGTGTTATGTGATTATACAAAGCCCAAGCAGAATCAGAATCAACCTTATACTCAAAACTTGGTTTCTCAAGCTCAGTACGTATTTGATTCAGCTGCATTGTGTTTAGTATTTTTTTCTTAAAGAATAACTCACCAAGCAAATCATGCTGGCTTGTACTTGTCAGAAGGATGTCTTTCATTTTATCCTTGTGCTCTACTAGATTTTCCCAGTAGGTTTCAGAATCTTTGATAAACTCTCCTATTTTACCTTCAGCTAATAAATCAGCAGCTCCTTTGTGAACTCTCTTATATGCACCAAATTTGTTGTTGTTCAACATCATTCCATTGTTGCATATTTTAACAAGACCACCAAGATTAAATCTGAAGGCGTATTGTTTGTTGTAAGAGTTTAAAAAGTTAGCAGACAACTCAATGTCTGGATCAGCTTTATAATTCATCCTGAAGGTTCCTACGGCCACCTGAGCATCATTTGAACAACGATACTCTTCACCCGTAATGATGAAACCAGCACTTGTGATTTCAGAACGCACTCTATTGATCACATTACTGTGAGCAATTGGCGTGTATGTGTCAGTTTTAGCAGGCAGTGCTGCTCCAATTATTTTGGAATACGCGTGCATTCCATTGATTGTTCTTTTCATATTAAAAGAGTGATAGTTGATTATTTTGCATGTGAAAAGGAAGAGCTTCAGATAGACTTTCTATCTTTTTGATTTCATCATAGATTTTATCCAAGTAAAACTTCTCGTCTACTCTGTAGTCTTCCCATTTTTTGTCTTCATATTTATTGAAGATAGTCTGGAGTGTTTTACCACTCTCTAGTTGTATTTCCCTGCCATCTGGGTTACACTTAATAAGCTTTGTACCATTGTCAGAAATGTAATAACGCACAAGTTTTTGCAACTTTTTTGCTACGTACACTCCATCTTTAATGCCTCTCTCTTCAAAGAACCAATCACCTCGTAGTTTTGCACCAACGCAGTAGTCAAAGATGTTGCGATTCTCTTTCAAGAATTGAGCAGGATCTTTTCCTTCCACAAAGTATGCATACCAGGCTTTTGGAACAATCAGTTGAGATTTATTCTTGTGTAAAGCTAATTCGTCAAATTCAAAACGTCCTTTGCACTTAGTCTTGCCATCTTTATACACAGCAATATAATTGTTGACATCTCCAATGATCATCTTCTGATACTCTACAGTTTCAAGTTGTAACTGAGTAAGGGCTTCCCACTCTTTACATACTTCATAAAACTTAGACTCATCTTGATCATCTACAATAAATTCTAGACCATCTGTGTTCTGCATCAATGGAATAGCATTAGGTATTTTTAATGCTACCATTTCATAAAGCATACTCAATAACAGTTGTCCATTGACTGTAATCCTAAATGTAAACTCAGGATCATACAGAAATGAATACTTGTTCTTGCTCAAGCCATATGTAGAGTTGAGAATAATCTTGAATAGATAGTTTAAAGGCGATGTCTTAGGATACTTTTTACGTTCCTCAAAGAACCATTCATAAAGTTCACAGAAATCATGTTTAGGCAAATGCTCAGGAGACCAACCATTTTTAATTGCAAGGTTAGGATAGAAAGATGTTACGTCTGCGCTTAGTATCTTTTTACCAGGTGTTGCTTCATAAATACCAGACTTTGTGCAGCCATGCAAACCACCAAGACCAAAGTCAGTGGGAGTATTTTTAAAATTCAGTCTGTATTTTGGTCCTGCTTCATCTTTTTCAAGATTCATTGCGGTATTGACAACAAGGCTTTTAAACCAGTTGTGTACTCCTATAAACTCAGGTGTTTGAAACTTAATGTAAGGAAGAACAATATCTCTTACTGTAACAGTGGGACGTTCTGTCTTCATCACTTTGATTTCGTTCTTGTTCATATTAAGCTTATCACTTAAAAAGTGCAAAAACATCTCTTTACTAATGCGAGGCTCGCTTGCACTGTGCAAAGAAAGATTGTAAGTAGCACTTAAATCAGCTCTAAGATTAATTTGACTTGCCATTACATACTCTCCTTTAGGATTTCTCAATGTAAAGATCTGCTTGGTAGAAAGAACGTCATTAATACAATAGTTAACTACCATATCAAGTGTGTGTTCATCTTCTACGCGTTCCCTGTGAGGGTGAGGCATTTCTTCTACATTGTGCCAGTCCATTGAGAACTGAACCCATTTAAGAGAAGTACGTTTAGCATTACTGTCCCAGTGATTTAGCTTAAATATGTCTAAGCATGGAATAGTAAGCCTAAATTCTGGGTAATCAAGAAATTCACCTTTGTTTGATTTGTCAATAATAATCTTTACATAAGCATATATCATTGCTGCAAATTGCTCTGCGTCTAAACTAGAATAGAAATCTAGTCTTTCAAGAATATGTTCTGTAATTTGCGCGTCAAACGCTAGATTGTTATAACCAAGATGCCAGTCTTTGTTCTGTTGATTTTCAAGTAAGAACCTAATGAACTCATCTATGTCATTGCGATGTTTTCCAATTACAAAAACATGTTGTTCATCAGAATCATAAGCACGAAAAACAGCGACAAAACAATTGACAATGGTTTCATAGTCCATTACCCAAAATTTACGCTGTCTAGTCATTATGCTTTTGGTTGTTCTGTCAAATCTACAGGTTCATTAATAATATTTAATGCTGGATGCTCAGTATTAACAGCAAAAGTTTGGATAAACTTCTCAATGTCAGACTTATTGTCAATGTAGTATTCATAGTATGTTTCCATGATTCTACGTTCTTCAATGTAATGCTGACCTTCACCAGTTTTCAAAGGAATAACTTGACCCTTATCTGTTAATTTAGGTAACATCTGAGGTTTATCTTTTTTGTCTTTGCTAATTACAGCAAGAACTCGTGTGTTGGGGTCATAAAGAGCCTCATTAAAAGGACATTCGTTTGTCATTGGTAACATGCGGAAGCTTTTGCGTCCGTACCAGTCTGTGCTGTACACAAACATACACTTTGTTTCGTTTTGCATTATGTGGTTTTAAAGTTTTAAAGTTATAAAATAAATTCAAGATCTTCTGGACTAGGTTCGTCAAAAAGTTCTTTACGTTTGTCGTGATGATCACATAGTTCACCAACATCTCTTATAAAATCTTCTTCTACGTCAAGTATCTGAGCATATTGCTTAAAGTACTTTCCAGGAAAGATGAAAGATTCTATATACACCCACTCAGGAGTGTGAACACCATAGTAGTCAGCCAAAATCTTCTTTGAATGTGAAGACATGGTTGAGTACTTACCAGTTAAGAATGCGTCATAATCTGCACTCATTGAGTTGAAGTCAAAGATATAAACAATCTGATCATTGTCAAGCGGATAACAGCTCTCTAACATCTTGTGTGTCAGAAGATAATCTCTTTCAAATGATTTCCATGCTTCATCTTTTGTTTGTTTGTACACACATATAAGTTTTCTAGAAGACGGTTTATAAGCTGTACCACTCCAGCCCAAATAAGTTTGGACTGGACGTGGATGCTTGTCTTTTTTGAAACCCAACATGGGATACAAAAACGTAAATGATTTTTGGAAATACTTGTTGTATATCTGTGAAATCATAGTACTATTTCTTTGTTTATAAGAAATTCATAGGGTAATTCAAATGATTTGTTTTCAAAGTGATAGTTTGCCTGAGCAATCTTTTCTCTTGTTTTAACTAACCATTCTTGCATTGTTTCATCTGACACACGTATTGGTGCTATTTGCATGTATGGATCTACTACAACAAATCTAAAAGAGATTTTGTAGTCAGCGTAAGCAGGTTGAGATAAATACACATGCTCTACTAGCATATAGTATATTGCTGCCTGCATCCAGTAGCGGAAGTATTCAATACTGTCTGTAAATGAACCAATATCTTTAGAGGTTTTCTTTAAGTCATTGACTCTAATTTCCTTATTCATGTTGTCAAAAACAAGGTTGTCAACAAATCCTCTAAGTCCAAACAAAAACTCCTCATCAAACTTTGCAAGTTCAATTTCGTTCTGTTTTGTAACACCATTCATGCTGTCACCAAAGAATCCCATCACGTCCATAACAACAGGTTTGCTTTTGATTTTATCTACAACGGCAGTTGCAAAAGCGTGTGTGTCATGATCAATAACAGTGCGTCCTTCAGCTTTTTTCATGTAGTCCCAATAGGCAACATGATCTTCAGTAATGATTTTGTCAAGACGTTGAGCATCTGTCTTTAAAGACTGATACAGGTTCATGTCTACAAGAATATCAACAATAGCATTGCTGAATTCATGAAGATCTTTTCTTGCATCACCACTACTTTTAAGCTCTTTGTAATGAGCAAAAAGTGTTTGCAACAACTTCTTAGGGTTATCGCTGGGAACATTGACAGAACTTAAAACAAACTCATCATCAAAAGATTCTGGTTTGAGTAATAGACAATGTATTAGTTTACCTTCAACCATGTTTTTGTCTTCCGTGTCATCACGTTGACCAAGTACATAGTGACTGTAAAATAGGGCAGGGCTAAACAATAATTTGTTAAGTCCTGAATAGGATAGCAGAAAAGGTTTTGAGAAGAATGCTTCTTCTTTTTGCATGCGTTCTGCAAACGCAACATCTGATGTGAACTTAGTTAAGGCCATAATTTAACATTTACAATTTTCTGTATCTTTTCTGTAGTATCTTCCTAAAATGTTTCCATTATATGTGTCAGCTTTGAGAACATCATGCTTTACTTGATGTAAAAGCTCACAGTAATTCAGGTACTTTTTAGTACAACACAACTCCAAGATCTCTCTTTTAAAATTCTCTGGTCCAAGCTTTGCAACATCTGCTTTTAAATCTAATGAAGAACCATAATAGGTTTTCCAATCAGATTCTTTAACAACTTGTTTAAATACTTTTCTTGTACCAGTTTGTAATTTCTCTTTTTTAGAAATTCTAGTCTTGCGTCTAGTGCAAAGACTTTTTTTACCAATGTAAAACTTGCCAGTTTTTAGATTTGTTATCTTGTAAATAAACCCTATAATTTCCTCATAATTTGGAAAATCTTCTATTGCATCAATCTTCTTTTTAGGAGAAGTTAAGTACCAATTTGTCATAATCTAAGTATTTAAGATAACAAAAATAAACAAGTAACACTAGATAACGAAATTAATCATCTAGTTTCTGCAATTCACTGTATTTTTCCAATGCGTTGTGTAGCTTTGGAACAAACTCAAGAATTGCTTTTTTTACACCATGTACTTTGACAATGTCAGCAATGTCTTTTTCTAGGGGTAGGTAACAGAAAGGTATTTTGTATTTTTGCTCATACGTTTTCATTGCTTTTATACCAGCTTCGTCACTGTCAAAAACAGTTACAATTCCATGGTACAAGTCTTTGAATTCAAATATTACATCTTCATGCAGAATTGTATTTTCACTGTCAGGTGCAATAACATCTACATTTAGATTCATACTCTTAATGGCCATACAGTCTTTTAGAGAAGACGCAATAATAAGTATTGGTTTCTTTTGAAGCTGGTCATAGCCTTGAATGTAATCACAAATTTTTATAAACTTTTTATCCCTGTTCTTAGGTTGGTAGATCTTGTAGAGTATGCCACTTTTTGTAAAGAAACCATAAACGTGTTTACTTACAATTGTGAACTCTTGTTCTACATTTTTGTCATATGCAACTTTCTGCATAACATATCTATCAATTGGAACAACATTGTGTTGCTCAAGCAATTGACTGCCAATGTTATATTCTGACCAGAATTGTGCATCATTCTTGGTCCATCCTCTGGTTTGCCATTTGTCAACCTTCCATTTAGAATGCTCTACTATTTTAGTTTCACAAATTTTACCAGTCTTTAAATAGTCTGCGTAATCTTTAATGATTCTCTGAGACGTTTCCATAAATGTAGTTTGCCAAATGTACATCATGATATCAACGGGACCACCACTTTTGCCAGTAGAAAAACATTTAAACTTGTATGAACGTGACTCTTCATTGTAATAGATATACATTGAAGGTGTTTTGTCATTTATATTAAACAAGCTATTAATTCTAATACTTTGACCTGATAGTTGTTGAGATAGACCAAGATAGTTTTCAAAGATCCATGTTGAAGGGACCTCATTTACATCGCTGATAAAAAATTTTGATGAAAACATATCTAGTAAAGTTAATAAAAAAGGTGGGGAGTTACCCCCACCCTCTCTATTGTCTGATTAAAACCAAGAAAACAGACAGTTTTTTATGGTAAGTTCAAAGTTGTTGGAGTTGAATTTTCAGGAAAAGCGTTTGTTACAGTTGTGTCCCCAAAAGCATTTGATGTAGTAGTAGTAGTCACATCAACACTAAACATGTCGTTTGAAGTTTGACCTCCAAATTCTGTAACAGTTTGTTCTGGTGCATCAACTTTAACAATAATGTGCTTAGCTGCGTCATACTCAAGAAGATTTACAGCGTTACCACTTGCGTCTTCCATTGATGAGTACGGGAACAACTTGCCTTCTTGTTTAGGGAAAAACAAGCGATAGTTCGCTTTGTCATAACCTTCACTAAAGTATTCTTGACCACCAATTGTAAACTGAGCCCACAATTCTGGTTGCACAATAAACTTGCGCACAGCATCAATGTACTCTTCAATTGTAACAGCTTGAATACCATTACCTGTGTTCATTGCGTCAAACACGTTTAGTTGTTTTGCAAGATTGTTAATCCAACGAAACATTTGCTCATCGCGTTGAATCTCTTTACCTTGATAAACATAGTCACTAAAAGGATAACGTCCTGAACGCACATTACCAATTTGACCTTTGTAGTTACCCAATGAAGGGTTCATTTTGTCAACAGGAAGACCTGTAAAATCAGCACCACGTTCTTGACCTTCAAGAGTCAAAACAATAAAGTAAGCATCTGGTTTGTATGAAGGTGCATCAAGTTTGATGTCAACTACACGACACAAATGTGTTCCTGGGTTGATGATTTTAGGCACATTGCCTGTTGCATTTGGATTGAAATTGCTTGATTTAAACATAATTATTGATTTTTAGTTGTTATTATTTATTTTACTTTTTAATCTACAAATACTTTGTCCCATGATACTTTAACAGTACCATCTTCCAATACTTCTGAAATTACAATTTCAGCATTGCGTAAATGTTCTGGACGTGCACCACAGGCAATCTCATCAGAAGTTTTGAAACTTAAGACGTTTGTGTTGCCCTTGCGATACAAGTATCCAATAGCATCTGAATTAGATGTGGTAATGCGTTTAAGCTTACCAGTCAAGTCAAGATCAAGTGAGTTGAATTCTGCACCATTCTTCTCTAAAAGAGTGTCTTTGATGTGTCCTACAAGAATCACATGAGGAGCTAATTGTTTGATGTAATCAACAATCTTCTCAAAAGCTTGACGCAACCATGGATAACCAGCACCATTTGGCATGTTCAAAATTGAACCATACTCTAGTTTACCTTTTGTAAACCACGTTTTACCCATTGCACTTTTAGAATATAGTTCTTCTGCATAAGGCACACACATTTCTTCCAACGCTGTAATTGTATCTACTGCGATGTACTTGTATGGTTTACCTGCTGCAATAATTGCTTGACCAATCTTAGCTATTTCAGCAACGCTGCCAGCTTTAATTTTCATTGCATCTACATAATCAGTACCATTTTCTAAGTCAATGATCAAACAATTATCTAGTTGTGCCAACAGAGTTGTTTTACCAACCTTGGGCTTACTGAAGATAATCATGTTCTTTGGACTTTTGTTTGCTGCTTTCACAATTTTTGTGGGTAACACCAACTCATTTGTTTTTTCTGTCATTTTTACTTGTTGTTTTTAGAGATTAATTGATTTAACCATTTTTTGTTAGACATAGGCACATTTTGTATCATGCAGTATATATCTCTTACTGTCATTGATGTATAGTGATTGTCTTCCTTTTCTGTAAAAGCCTCGTCAAAAGACTCTTCATTGAATGGATCAACTTGTTCAGTCAAACTATCAAACAATGAGGCGTTTATTGTTCCTTGAATTGGTTTGCCATTATTCATGACAGGAATCAAAGACTTAACATCAGATTTGTTTACAACTTCAAGATCAGATAATCTCACTGCAAACGTTGATGTTGGTAATTTGTCAGAAGGTATTTCAACATACTTGTCCGTTTCACTTTTCCAATTAGGATTTGAGGGTAACTTGTACAAAGTCCTATGGTTTGGTGTGAAGTAATACTGATCCCAATCAAATAGTTCAGTAAAGTAGTCATTGCCACTGTTTAGCTCATTTGGAAAGAATCTTACGCATGCCTCACGAGAACCATCTGTACTAAATTCTTTGCCCATATAGCAAAGCTTAGCACCAAAAGTTGGTGAGTCAATTTTCATTTCACTAAAAAGTGGTTGCCAAAAAGGCTTGAATTCAGCAGTGATCTCAGAGATATGCCTTTTGGGTTTGTCGTTTGCGTTGTTCATTGCGTTTACGTTTTTATTGTTTGTTAAATTATTAAGATTTTCTAGCTGGAACTGGTTGTTGTCTTGGTGCTGCTACTTCATCAAGTGTCATGGTCTTATAATGAGCATGATACCATTGAATACTTGGTTCACCAAAACGATTTTTAAGAACATGAAAAGCTAAATAGTCTTTCATGTGAGGTTCAATAATCCATCTGTGTGGTCCATAAATTTGAAGTTGTTGTTTTGAAGGCTTGTTTACAGCAATCATAACATCTGAACATTGTAATAATGAATCTGAACCAAAAACGTCTGACTCTGATGGATACTGTGAAAGTTTTCCAGCAACGTGACGGTCTGTGTTGTCAATCTCACGATTCAATTGTGTAAGAACAATGAATATCACAGGATACTTGTTCTTTAAATTTGTCATTGCAATTGCAAGTAACTCTAAAGTTTGTTGTTTGCTTGTTTCCGAAGCACCTTTTTTGACTAGCAAAGTATGGTCAAGAGTTACTACAAAAGGAAGTTTTGTTTCCATGTAGAATTTCTCAACAATTTCTTGCATTTGAGCAACTGTTGTGGCTGTATCAACAACGTATTCCCTTCTGTGTCCTTGTTTTTGAGCATATATTACTAGCTTATTATAATCTTGCTCTGACAAGGGCGGTGTGCCATTGTCTTGTGCAGATTGCAAATACCTAACATCTAAGTTAGATGCAGAAGACAGCTCTCTGATTGCCATGTTCCTGCCCAGCATTTCAAATTGAAAGTGCAGTACAGAAAATGTTTGATCAGGATTTAGTCTTTGCAAATCTCTTGTGATAGAGCCAGCAATAAGAGTTTTACCAATACCAGGTCTTGCTCCAATAACATAAAGTGATTGCCACTCCATACCATTTAGACCAATTTTGTTAAAGGAAGGCCAAAGTGTTCTAAGGGATTTTGTTTTACCTGAAGCGCGGTTGTTAAGATAAGTAACACCGTCCATCATTAAATCTCCATAACGCTTCCAAATCTTTGAATGTGCAGGATGATTTACAGGCTGATTGTCAGGTACACTTTGAGGATCAAAGTGGGTTGGTTTTGTTGTAGATGGTCCAATTACACCCTCTGAGACCATAGGTATCCCTATAGAACCAGGTTCTTTTGAATTAAACATGTGCGTTTGCGTTTTGCGTTGCGATTGAGATTACAAATATACAAATAAGTTTTAAAAGTGCAAACTACCAAGTAATAATTTTTTGATTATTCTCTAAAAGTTTAGCATTTATCTTATTAAATACATCATTGCAATTCCATTCTTGCAGCTTTTGATAAGCAGCAGACGCTGGGTGAGTTGTTACTATTTTTACATGTCTATCATTAACCATTTCAGAATACTCTTCAGCTTTTTTGCCCAAGAATACCCATATTAGTTGTTTGTCCATTGAGCTTAACATGTCAAATAAATAAGCTGTAAATGGTTCCCATATACTAAAATGCTTACCTATCTTGCCAATCTCTGTTGTGAGAGATGTGTTAAGCATGAGCAATCCTTGGTTGGCCCAGGGAGTTAGATCAGCAGATAAGTCTTTTGGTAAAACCTTACCGTCATATACTGTTTTTGATACAGCATTGTGAATGTAACGAAGTGACGCTTCTTTCTTCATTGTATTGCTACAACTAAAAGAAATACCATCCGCCACGCCCATTTGAGGATAAGGGTCTTGTCCTACAAATACTACTTGTAAAGAATCTAGGGGACATTGTTGAAACGCCCTGAATACTTGTTTCAAAGGTGGTGTAAAACGTTTGTTGTCATCTACCTCATTCTTTAAAGCATGTAGAATTTTGTCAAAGTCTTCAGATAGTAAAAATCCTTTCAAAACATTGTGCCAACCTGACTCTTTTAGGGATTCATAAAGCTTTGATTTTACATCTTTTAAATCTATTGATACATTTTCTGCCATTTTTTTGTGAAGTTTGAAATTATTTATTTATTTTTGTTGAAATTAAACTACATAACATGTCTGAAGAAAATCAAACAAATCAAGGTGAATCAACCACACAGGTTGAAATCATCATGCCTAGTGCAATTGTTGAAATCAAAATGAGTACTGGGTACTATCAGAAGATTCAAGCAATTGTAGGCTTTTTAGTCCAGGGCAAAACCAATGAGGAAATGCAAAATGCTCATACACAGATAAAAGAACAAAGCATCACAGAAGATTGGATTAATCACTATGAAACAATCTTGATATTGTGTAGAGAATTTGAAATGAGAGCTAAAGAACAAGGATTTATTCAATCTGTAACTTTAGAAGAAGCTAAAAAACTTATTGGAGAGTCAGAAGAAGATTAATATAGATTACAGCCAATCACATGTCCTATTTCTATACAGGACTCTATGGCTGATGATATTTCTTCTTTAGAACAATCACCAAAACTTTTCAACTCTTTGTCAGAAGGGCGGGTTCCTGTAATAACATACAGACCCGCTTTTCTTTTGACCTCATCTTTGATTTCATCAAAAGAATGACCAGTGGCTGCTGCCAGTTCTCTGATCAACGCATGGACTTTAGCAAGTTGTCCAGCAGTTTTGTCAACGTTGTTAGACATTTGAAGATAAACCTCAATGCTAACGTTTTCTTTTAAAGACATTGTGTAAAGTTTTAACTTGGCTGCATCTGCTTCAGACGCTGGCACAAGTTTTCCTTCTTTTTTTACGTATTGTATTGTGATGTT